ACTTCGTTCCTTCCAAGAACAGGTCCCATCATACGTTCCATGAGTTCAAATATAATAGTAGACTCTGTTGCGGTCATCTGAGCCTGTTTCTGCATCTGAAGCTGATTTGTAAAGAACGCCTTCTCAATCTGGTCAACCCGGTTCTCAAGGCTTATCTGGTTAGATTGAGCATCTTTATTGCTTAATAACGGTTTTACAGCCTCAATCATTGCCCTGGGAACACTATTTTGTTTACCTGCCCTTAAATCAAGCTTAGGCATACCCTCCGGAGTAAGAAGCGGTGGGTCTATGTCTTTAGGCCATCTCGCAAGAATAAGCTCTATAACCTTATTTACAACCCTTACATCAGGCAACACCTTATGTCCTATACCATATCCCCATACATCATCAGACGTATGAGCCCATCTCGGCACTGTACAAGGCCACTCGTGGTAGCCTTTATCATCCTGAATATATTCTTTATCCTTATCACATATGATAAAATTAGTATATTCAAGTTCAGAGCTAATCTTTTTCCCGGTATCAGCCTTTGGTTTTATTACATGATAGAACAAAAATTGCTTTTCAAAGTTATTTTCCTGTAACGCTTCCTTGATACTTTTAGTTAATCTCTCTTTACCCCACTCCTGCCTTGCCTGTCTCGCGGTAAACTTAAAACGCCTTATAACGGTATCTACAAGGCTCTTTGAGTTTTCAGCGATAACGAAGTCCTGAATGAAGTAATTCTTAAAGACCAGTTCTTCAAAAGGCTTTGAATCGTCAAGACTCTCCTGTATAGTAAGAGCCGTACCGAATGAGGTTAAATCAAGAAATTCTTCGTGTGCCTGAAGCCTGTGATTACTCTCATTAAACGCCTCTAACATTCGCCTGGAAACAGCATCAGTCCAGTTATTTACCTCGTCAATAGCTGCTACCTGTGGGTCTTTCGCCTTTATACCAAACCAAGGGATAGATGTAGATGTGAGTGTTCCGGATAGAAAAGATGCAAGTAACTCATGCGCATTAGGAGCAGTAGAGTCGAATTGTTTACATATCTTCTCCTGTCCTCTTGACCGCTTAAACTTAATGTCAGCTTTACGTGGAAGAATATAGCCAGAAATATCCTGCCATACATTCTTATTATTCTGCCTGTCACCATCAAGCTTCTTGAATCTTGCTATGTCTTGTTGTGCTTCGTTGTCATTTGCCATAATTTCGCATGTGCGAACACTTGTCTAAAGGTTAAGCTCCCAATAAAGTCTTACTCTGTATCTGACCACCACCGCTTATGCCCAATGCGCCACCCTCATTAATAACTGTTCTCGCTGCACCGCCACGCCTTCTTAGCTTACGTTTAGCACTTGCTTTCTGTGCAAATTCAAGCTCCCCTGCTTTCTTTGCCTCAGCAGCTTCTTTTATCTGTTGAGCCTCAAGACGTTCCTGTTCTCTCTGTTTCGCAGCTTCCGCAGCCCTGTCTCTTTTTGGTGCTGAAAAAATTCTTCCTAATGAACTCATAATTTACTCCTTAATTGCTTTTACACGATTATATTCTTTTCTTAAAGAAACAAGATGAAGGATTGCTTTTGCAAATGCTATTGCATCTCGATCTTCCATTGCTATACCAATAGGATTAGTGTTATGATAACCAGAATCTAATTCTATATGAATAGCTGTATCATCAACACTCTGTGCATTAACAGAAACCATAAATTCGTCTGACGGTTCATCTTCTGCTCTCTTTAAGTCTTTAGGGATACTAACCTCTGCTGAGAAAAATTGATATTTAATATGGAATATTGAATCTGTGTCCAAATATAACTCTCCTAATTTTGTTAATATATGTCAGGCGCATAGCCCAATTCGCTACTGGTAACTTGCTTATGTTTAATTCTCATTGCCTCAGCATATCTTAACATCATTATCGCATATCTTGTCGCATCCATTAAGTCATTATTAAACGCAACTATTTTACCGTCTTTTGTATGATATGTACCCTTTTCTTCAAACCATTTAGAAAGATGACTAAATACCTTAAACCTGCCCTCTTCCATCCTGTTATATATAGTAAGGAGCCCGGCATTTACCGAGTTACCACCTTCTCCTTCTTTTTGACCATCAGCAGGAGGATGTGTTGAGTGGTCGTGCAACATATTACAGTTATATTCATCCCTGTATTCCTGCGCTATCTGAACCCCGGATTTTCTGTCAGCCTTATGTGCATCGTGTGGCCATGCTACCGGAACATACTTCTTACTACCTGCCCTCATTGCTGCTGCGTGCAAAGCAGGCTTTCTCTCCTGTTCTTTATAACAATCAGTTACATATACTATATCGCTGTCAGTATCCCATGCTAACCAGACAATAGCTGTAGGATGGTTCCAACTACCCATGTCCATTCCAGCAATTCTCTTAAAATAATCCGGTATATCAAACCTTCCTACACTTATATCTTCGTCATGTATCGGATAAACAACTCCGCTACCTATAACCGGAATACCCTTACTTCTCATATCCCTCTCATGTGCAGGGATATTAGCAAGTATCATCTTTCGCTTCTCTGGCGTTAAATGAGGACAATCAGCCCAGGTCGCAGTAATGTATGCCTGATGATCTTCCAAGTGGTTCCGGAACTTCATCATAAGTTCAGTTAAACCACTCTCAGGCGTACACGTTATATATACTATCGCATTCTCTACCGCTACTCCACGAACCACACAAGACGAATAAATGTCCATGCTCGGTTCTTCGTCAAGGTGTATTACATGAACACCCTCAGCCATAAAAGCCTTTTTCTTCTGCTCATACGCCAGGAACACCAGAGTAGACCAGCCACCGCTTACATGCTTAACCCTTACACTCTCATACGCTCCTGCTACCTGATACCTCGATATAGTCTTATTTTTATCAAGACAATCAGCAGGTATGAGCCCTGTACCAAACGCATCTGCATCTTTCGGGTTTCCTATCAAGTACTTCTGAAGAGAGTCCCTTACCTTTTGAGAAGTACTTCCACAAGCCCAAAGCAGTACCGGATGGTCAAACTTAGCTCCTTCCCACCAATCAGGATATTGACCTGTCAAGTGGTAAGCATCTTCAGACGCACCAGCAAATGATTTACCCTGCTGGTTCCCGGTACTAAGCATCCTCGTATGCTTAAGCGTATTATGAAACTTTAACTGCCAATCCCAATTAGCTGACCCGGTATTATGTTCAGGAAGTAAACCATAAGGGCAATAATCCTTAAGCTTATTCCTGTCCCTGTCAGCACTGATTTCGTCTAACAGGTCAACACATTCTTCGTAGTCAGCTAGTTTCATTCCACTTTATTATATGCCTTACGTGCCTTCTTTGTCTCAACCCTTAATTCTTCAAGCCTGAGCTCTTTTTCCTTGACCTCTATCATAAAGTCAAGTCTGCGAATCCTTCTATTCTTATATCCAGGCAAAAAGCTGAAGATATTAGTAGAGGCACCAGCCATTACATCTTCACCCCTTTTAACACCCGGAACACAGCCTATAATTGCCAACAAACAAACGGCAATCAATAGCCTCATTTACCTTTTTTGCCACGTTTAGAATGCTGCATACAACCTTTACCACAACCATCAACCATCGGATAAGCGTCTACCTGGTCGTCACGCTTTGCATCAGAAGGGGGGTTAAGGTGACAATGACCTCTTTTGCTCTCACCTGCTACAAAAGCGTCACACTCACTACAGGTATGTTTATCTTTACTAATATTACTCATAATTCTCTCCTATTGTAAAATTATAAAAGTTACTTACTTTTCAGGAACCTCTAAATATGAAAGCTCAAAGATATCAGGCTTACATGCGTATATCTCGCCTTTTACGCCTTGAATAATAAAATCATCAATATCTATTATATGAACACCCTCTAGCGTTCCACAAACAAGTCTTTCTGCCGATGCCTGACCTTCTGCGTCATGGTCATCTTTATTTGGCCATACACCACCTTGTCCTTCAGTATTCCATGCTTGATTTAACCAATTAGGCCAATCCTTATTATCCCAACGCCTCTCCTTAGTCATCTGAAAAGCTTCAATAATAACAGGCTTTTTCATAAACTTATAATTCACTTCCCACCCCCCTATAAAAGTTTTGCCAGCCTCTCTTTAATTTCTGGCTTAAACGGATTGAGCTTTAACGCTCGTCTGTAAAAAAGTACTGCCATTACCTTATCATTATATATGTGACACGCCTTACCTGCCGTAAAGTACGAATAATAATTATCAGGGTACATTACAGTAGTATCTATCGCATACCAAACAGCATCGTCAAGTAAATCAAGGTCCTTCTTCTCATACGCAACCCTGAGCTTTACAAATCCCATTAAGTCGCGGTACTGCATACAATACGGATTGAGCTCCAAAGCTTTGTCCAGATAAAAGAACGATCTACTATATTCCTCTTTTACAAGCATTCTCCGAGCTTTATCAAACTCCTGCTCTGCTTTGTACCTTACTACTGACAATGCCATTACCACAAGCAAAAGCAGAATAGCTAATCCATGTGTGATTTTATACAGGATGCAACCCCCTGTTATAAACCAGGAAGAAGGCTACCGTCATAAATAGTGTTACTATTGCAACCCGAATCGTTAATCACCCCCTAACTAATTATATTCATGCCACTTAACACTTTTAAATATAGCCTTATGGTTTACCCATCTAGCAAACTTCTTTTGGTACAATACCGACTTATCATAAGGCATTACAAATGGGTCTATTTTTAAGCTTCGCAACAACTCTACTCTATATAAATCTTCTTCTTCTGTCGTATTATAACCAATAAGAACAAAACAAAACATCTTATAGGCTTTTAAGCCACTCTCTATTAACAAAGCAACCTTCTCTTTGATTAGTTTATCCATGCCAACCCAATCAAAGCTAAATCTATAAAACGAAGTCCACTTTATCCTAGATAAAAGTTTAGCCTTATCTTCATCAACTAGCCTTATATCAGTCGCTTGATTAAAGTCTACTTTAAGCTTTTGGTCAATTATATACTGTAAAAAACTATTACAATCAGTATAAGCTAAAATATTATTATCAAGAAACACCCAATGTTTCCCTTTAGGATTTTCAAAGCCCTCTATTCTTTGATGAAAACGAATATCACCTTCTTTCTCAGGAACCTTGCAAAACTTACACTTTCTATGACAGCCTCTAGTATAAAAACCTATTGAATAATCACAGTCGGGATATAAACTATAATCAGGGCATCTATACTCAACTTCTTCAGGCAATGCCTTTTTTAAGTCATAGCCAGTACCACCAACTTCGACATCTTCTGGCAACTCTGGCATTTGAGTAAAATCAAAAACCTTACTGGCATAAACCTTATCATATTGACTATGAAACAGTGGCCCTTGCCACCATTCAACATCGTCACCCCTCTGCTTATGAAAAGCAGAAAGTTTCATCAAGGCAATATTTGGTATTTTAGAATCAATATCAATTAACCCTATTTTCACCTATTCACCCCCTATCACAAACTACAACAGTCAATCCCAAAAATACCCAAAACAACATTATTATAGGTATATGACCAAAACTAAACTGATTCTGTACGAAATACGCCACTATGCCGGAGGTAAGCCCTGCCAAAAGCAAGTGGGAGTCACCCTTGGCAGAGCTACGGAGAAAGCCTTTGAGAATCATTCTCAACCAAGCACCAGCAAAACATATATAAGCGATCAGTCCAACAACACCTGAAGTAACCACGATTTCCAACATTACGTTGTGTATTCGATTTTGGTTTTCAAAGTTAATATTGGCCTGACCTTTGAAATATCTCGGATAAACCATACCCAAAGTATCACAACCAATACCAAAGACAGGATAATCCGTCATTATCTTCGCTGCCGTTTTATACTGAAACCACCTGTTTAAAGCAGTCCCCGACAACTTGCCACCCTCAACTTCCTCTGAAAACCTCGTTAATATGGAGCTACTTCCGGAAAAAACCAAAGCACCCATAATAACCAAAAATACGACACAAACCCTGCTAAAAGAGACGAACCTACCACGAACCAACCAGCAAAATAGTAAAACCGATACAAATAGTCCAATATAGGAGGCTCTAGTCTTAGTCTCATAAAGCGAATACAACAATAAACAAAGAATCGGTATATAAAGCCACTTCCTCTCGACCAACCTCACAAGAACAAGCGGTATTACCATAATCAAAAATGCCGAGAAAAACGCAGGATGCCCAAATGTAGAAGCAACCCGGTACTCAAAGCCAAAGTCAGTAGACCAGTGCATAAAACCCAGGCCATATTTAGCATCAATCGCCTGCCATAATCCAAATACGCTCGACACCACAGCAGACAGGATTATAACACTCACAAACGACTCTACTCGCTTACGATTAACAAATCTGACTACCATAAAGAACAGCAATACATAAACACATAACGAAATCAAACCACCATATCGCTTATGCGTACCGACCAGACTTACATACGGATGAACTGAGAAGATAGTCGATAACGCAGTAGCACCAAGCAACCCCATTACCGCTACACCTATCCCTCTAATCCGGAACTTCTCAAACTTCAAACACCAAAGCAAACTACCCAAAAACACCAGTAGGTAAAGAATCGTTAATTTCGACAAATCAAAACAACTATAAAGCGATATGTCGAAATACAAAGGCACTGACAGCACAATTACCATCAATATGACGGTTATTGCGTTACTTAACACTATAACTACAATACTCAGCGAGGTCATAAAGGGAATCTATAACCTTGATAGAACTATCAGCTATCGTATTGTCCTCTAAAAACTTAGTTACATACTTACCACCCTTCTGGTCAGTCCCAATTATTCTTCTGATCGCAAAAGATTCATGGTTTCCATAATTGCAACGAATTACATCATTGACTTTGAATCTCACCACGCCACCCCCCCCTATTCTTCCCAAAACATAATTATAGCAACTACCCACTTAAACAAAGAAAATCCTACTACCATGAAAACCACTATTTCTATGTGGTTAAACATTTATTTATCTAAATCAGCCTCCACTTCCTTAACCGCAGCATCCAAAGCCTTAGCTTCCTTATGCAAATCCTTATACTTTAAGTAAACCGACCCGACACCAGCAGCAGTTCCAAGTACAGCAATAGGCACACAACCACCTAAAGAGATCATAGATAATATAGATAGTATAATTAGCTTTTTCATAACCCCTCCTTATCCAATATAGCATAAACCGCCTCTACATTAGCTGAATCTTTGAATAACTTCTTGACCAGGAACCTCAATCTCGTCTTTAACTCACCCTCGCTACGTTTAGGCTTATCATCTGGAGCTTTACGCTGACCTGCTCTACCTATCCAATTAACAGTCAACCAGTCAGACGCAGCCTTAACCATATCATTAGCTATCTCTACACCACGATACTTAGGCTTACCACCATTCGTATTAGCATCAACAGCCTTAAGCAACCCTATATAATAGTTAGCCATCAATCGACCATTCTGAGTACTACTACCAATAAAATCACTTATCGGTAACTCACCTACATCGCTCTCAAGAGGCTTATGACGCATTCCTGCCTTACCACATTCCTTGCAATACTTGATTGCCTTATACTGAGCCCAACTTGCCTGCCTTCGTTTAGGAATAGCATCACCACAACGCTTACAATGCACTATAATCTTCTCAGATTCCGGTGTCATCTTTATCTTTTTATGTTCTAAAATAGCCGTTGTCATAAGTGGTTATCCTGTAACGAGATAAAAAACGCTCTCTTTTAGGGTGGACAATGTAAGGGGGATATAAAAACGTTGTGGCGTTTGCGCTTTTGGGGGTACGGGGTCGTAT